CAGTTTTGGTTGTGATTCAACAATACCCTTCATAGAGTCACCAAATCCGGTCACGATGCAAAGATTCGCAGCACCGGTGTGATTCTTGAGGTTCTTACTAATCCATTCTTTATTTACCGTCCAGCTTCGAATCATTCCAGGCTGGTCACGTAGCACTAGACCGTCTCCCATTGCTCCCCTTGCGTCAAATTGTGGTATCGCAAACTCGTCTGAGTTAACGGCCTTTCTATGAAGGCCTATTACCGGCTTTTCAAAGTAGCTATCTGCAAGCCCTAAAGCATCGTCTAAGTTCTTGGCGGCTACGTCGCCAAATGGCGCGCCAGCAGTCAATAGCTGGGACAAACGACCCTCCGTAATTCCTGCTGCACTGCAAAAAGACTGCCTGTTGCCCTCAAACCTTGGGCCAGCAATCAAGTCAATCAACAGCTTTCTTCGGATTTCTTTCATTTAGTTGACTCTAAAGCAAGGGCTTTAGCTTTAACTTGATTTTGTTTTTAGGTTTTGCTAAAATTTAGCCATGAAGTTAAACGAGTGGCTTGATGCAGAGACGGGCCGAACTAAGTCCCTTGCAGACCTTTTTGGCCTGACACCTTCTGCTGTGTCTCAGTGGCGTGACAACGGTATCCCGCCTCGTCGGATGCTGGCAATCAGAGATTTCACCAATGGCGTTGTGACCGTTGAAGAAATGCTGCCAGCGGCAGTGATTGGTGAACAAGCCTGACATGAAAAGCCCCTTCTTAAAAGCTGAGTCCGATCTGATTGGACCCGCATTTAACTATGGCCGCGTTCATTCGGTAACTCAACAGGTAATACGTTTATTTTTTTCTATCAGGGGGATGACATGCAGTTGCAGCTACCAATGCTCACCTACTACGAGGGTCCTACCCTTGTAGATGCACAGTTTTTGAAGTCTATTAAAAGCTACCGCGAAGCCGTTCAAGCCTGCTGGCAACTCCGAAAGCGCCGCAACATGACCATGCGGACACTGGCAGAGGAAGCGCAACTGTACCCGTCTCATGTGACTAGCTACTTGTCATCTAAAACAGGTCAGCGCAATCTTCCTGCCGATCACATTCCCGAGTTTGAGGTTGCTTGCGGTAACCGCTGCATCACCCAATGGCTCACTGCACAGGCAGAACTGACCATCCTCGAAACCTTTGTAGCGAGGAAAGCGGCATGAACTTCTGGCCTGGAACCAAGATTCCTAAGAGCCAAGGCAACGCCTTTGACCTGTCGGTATGTCCTGGCGAACTTTCTGCCTTCGTGGTGCGTGAGCAGCTCTACCTGAGCCGGGGTTTTCTTTCCTCGCAGCGCAACAACAGCCACGGCATCTCGATTGATCCCAACCCAGCGGACAGCAGGGCCAAGTCTGCTCGGATTCTCAAGGCCCAAATCTAGGAGAACCCATGAAGCAAACACAAGGACGCAAGCTGATTTCTGCGCTTAAGCGGCGCGGCATGACCACTCTGGAAATGCTCCAGCTCGGCATCTCTGTATGCCCATGGAAAAGGGTTACTGAGGCTCTCAAAGAGGGTGAGCAGCTCATCAAGAGCAAGAAGGGCCGGTACACGGTCTATCGGGTGATTTGAGTCTGGAGCAAGCGTGAATTTCTACCAGTTTCACATTGGCGACTATGCCGCCCATACGCGCAATCTGTCGCTGATTGAAGACTTGGCTTACCGCCGCCTGCTGGACGCCTACTACCTTGCTGAACGTCCGTTCAACGGGTGTTCAGCGGACGTTGCACGAGAGATCGGGATGCGTGACCACTTGGCAGAGGTTGAGTACGTCCTGAACAAGTTTTTTGAGCTTGAGGACGGAGCTTGGGTGAACAAACGCGCAAGCCTAGAGATTGCCAAGTACAAGGAAAAGCAGTCCAAGGCTTCTAGTGCTGGTCGAGCGTCTGCTGAACGCCGGTTGAACGGACGCTCAACGGACGTTGAAAAAAGTCCAACGTCTGTTGACGAATCTTCAACAGACGTTCAACTAACCAAGAACCAAGAACCAAGAACCAATACTACTACTGACGTAGTAGTAAAGACGCAGCGCAAGCGCAGCGTTCACCAGGCTCAACCAATGGCAACGGTTGATGACCTTTTGCAAGCTGGATTCGGTCTTGAGACGGCATCCGAGTTCATTGCCTACAAGTCCAACATCAAAGCTCCGCTAACCCTACGGGCATGGCGCGACCATTTGTCCGAATCCAAAAAGGCTGGCTGGTCACCGTTGGAAGCGGCTGAGAAGGTCATGGCTAAAAGCTGGAAAGGCTTTGAGGCCAAGTACGTCATCAACGAGCGCCCGATCCAGACTATCCGTCAGCCGAAGACATACCGTGAGCGTGACGCCGAGGCTGGTATGCGTCGATGGGAAGAGATGACCGGCCAGCGTCATCCTGACCGTGACCGGATTGAAGGCCAGTTCATTGATGTTGATTCCGCAAGCATGAAACTTTTGGAGGCATCGCAATGAGCGCCGAAGCAGTGGACTACGTTTTCCGAACTCTTGCTGCCAACTACGGCGCAGAGTGGGATCGCTCGATGGGCAACGCGCCTACATCGGATGTGAAGACCGTTTGGTTGGATGCATTGGAGCCGTTTACAGGCAATGAGCAGGCCAAGCGCCGAATCCTGTGGGCATTGAAGAACTTGCCAGACCGTGCGCCGAACGTGCGTCAGTTCGTGGCCCTATGCCGTCAAGCGCCAGCGCCAGAGGTTTTGCAGCTTCCTGAGCCGAAGGCAGACCCAGAGCGTGTCAAGGCAGAGCTTGCAAAGCTGGGGCGAGTTGTTGGCAAAGGCCCGGTGTCTTCGGTGGATCACAAAGCATGGGCAAAAAACATCATTTCGCGTCACAAGGCAGGGGACAAGATTCGTCCGCTCAACCTGCGATTTGCACGCGAAGCACTAGGAATTAAGGAGGTTGCATGAGCTACGTCGAGGCACTCTCAATCCTCATCCGTGTTCGTGCTGGTGACGTATCTCCAACGCTGGCCGAAATCACTCAGGCATTGATTCTCACAGGCGACTTGGACAAGTGACCTTTGACCAGGCCAAGACCTACCAGACGCACCTAGACCACCTTATCAGGATGGCTCGGATTGAAGGCTGGAAACAGTACGCATGGGAGAGGGCTAAGGAATTGGACAAGACAGAGCTATTCAGCGGCATTGCACAAGACCTCGTAAGGCACATGAAGGAGAGCAAATGACAGACGAAACAGGCATGGCCCCAGCAATGGACGACTTTCAAGGCCCGGAACTTAACCAGCCAATCCGTGAAGCAGAGCAAGCAGTGGTCACCTCTTACCAGCAGTCCGCAATGATGGCCGCAAAGCGCCTGATGGACTTTGCAATGAGTGGTGAGCGTGTGCATCTGGAAGTGGCACAGAACTACATCAAAGACCTATGAAAGTCCTAGTTGCTTGCGAATCTTCAGGAACTGTTCGAGATGCCTTCATTGGTGGGGGGCATGACGCCATGAGTTGCGACCTTTTGCCAACGGATGTGCCTGGTCCGCATTACCAAGGAAGTCTGTTTGATGTGATCGACTATCCGTGGGACTTGGCGATTTTCCATCCTCCATGCACTCATCTGAGCGTTTCCGGTAGCCGTCACTTTGAAGCTAAACGTATGGATGGCAGGCAGCAGGCCGCAGTCTCATTCTTCATGAAGATTGTTCGCCAATCTGCTCACATCCCAATGACAGCAATCGAAAACCCGGTGTGCATCATGTCGAGCCTTTATCGCAACCCAGACCAGATCATCCAGCCTTGGCAATTCGGTCATGGTGAGACTAAAGCAACCTGCCTTTGGCTCAAAGGTTTGCTTCCTTTGCGACCAACAAACATTGTTGAAGGTAGAGAGCCTCGCATCCATCGTATGCCTCCAGGACCTGACCGATGGAAAGAGCGCAGCAAGACATTCCAAGGAATTGCCGAGGCAATGGCATCTCAATGGGGTGCAAGCCGACAAATGGAGCTTGTCGCATGAGATACGCAGCCCGAGTAGACGCCAACCAAGACGCCGTTGTGTCTGCCCTTCGTGCAGCAGGCGCATCTGTCTACATCCTGAAGTTGCCGGTTGATTTGCTGGTCGGCCATGTCGGAAAGACAGCACTGGTCGAGGTCAAAGACCCAAACAGCAACTACGGCAGAAAAGGATTGAACGAGAACCAGCGCAAGTTCAAGGAAGGCTGGATGGGAGGGACTCTGGCCGTAGTGGATGGGCCAGAGGCTGCATTGCGGTTGCTCAAGGTGATGGAGGCGGCATGAAAGAAACCAACCCCCATAAAGCCGTTGACTACATCATCAAAAACGGTTCCAAGTTTGCCAAGGCCAAGGCGCAGCGGGTCTACCTTGAGGAATTCCGCAAAAGCAAAAAAGCCCTTCTGATGGCAGAAAGCACGGCAGACGCAGCCAATGCCCGTGAGCAGTATGCCTATGCCCATCCTGAGTATGTCGCGCTTCTGGAAGGCATCAAGCAAGCCGTAGAGGTAGAGGAAGAACTGCGCTGGCATCTGGTGGCCGCACAAGCACGGGTGGAAATATGGAGATCAGAGGAAGCCACCAACCGAGCAGAAGGGAAGGCGACCCAATGACCTTCCGAAGCGAAAAACTGCGCCGCAGCGTGGCGGAACTGGCCTGCGTCAACTGTGGATTGGAAGGCTCAACCCAAGCCGCCCACTCCAACCTGCTTGAGTTCGGCAAGGGCAGGGGACTCAAAGCTAGTGACGCCGCAATCATGGCTCTGTGCTTTCGGTGCCATTCCGAGCTAGACCAAGGCAAGAGCATGAGCAAGGTAGATCGACGTCACTTCCAGTTTGAAGCCATCAGCAAGACATTGACACAACTGATTGAGCAAGGGGAGCTAGTTCTGAAATGAGAAGGATTGCCAAGAAAATGCGCCAGCTTCTACAAATGTTCCGCGACCACGGGCCAATGACCAGCCGAGAGGTCTTGGCAAAGATGGAATCCGACGATTGGTGCTTCAACACTGTTCGGATTTACTGCGCCAGGTGCAACGTGCGAGGCCACCTTAGACGGATTGGCAAGTCATCCAAGGCAAACGGTCAGCAGTACATCTACGAAATCACCAAGCAAGGCTTGCTCCAACTACAAGATCAGGCCAACGAACACAAGCCAACCCGCAACTTTGGCGAGGTGGTGGCCGATGTTGTTAAAGAAGCAGTCAATAGAAAGGTTCCAAATTCTGTATGGGGGCTTGCATGATTAATGATGTGTTCTTTGTCCCACAAGCACAGCAAGAGATTGACCGCAGGCTTGAGAACTGGAGCCTTTGGGTTCGTCCAGGCTACTCCACCGGAATTTGCCCGATGTTCCGCATGGCACGAAGCAATGCTCGGCAGTGGCACGTTCCAGAGATTGGCCCGACCGTAGATACAAAGGATGCCGTAGCGATTGAACGGGCTATTGCCAAGCTGCCAACCAAGAATGCAGCCGTATTGCGCTGGTACTACGTTTTCAGGTCAGGAGAAAGGAAGGCGCGTCAGGTCTTTGGAGAGACGAAAGACGGGCTGTGCAAGCTGGTCATTGACTCACGGACGATGCTCAAGAACACGCTGGCGTGATACACAATAAAAAGTGCTTGCAATCTGGAAACGGCTTCCTAATATGTGCCCAACTCCAGTGCATACACATATGAGTTCAATCCATGCGGAGAGGAAAGCTCGCTCCGAAGGATTGACCAAGGCCAGCCAAGTGCTGGCTTTTTTTTCGCTGGGCGCAGTCGTTCGATCGCCAGACGTAACTTTGCAAACAAGCGTTCTGCTGCCCAGCACCTATCCCCCACGGTAGCAATTGCAGTTGCCTACCTTTGCCGCCTAGTGCGGCTTTTCTTTTTTAGGAGTTTGCTATGGCATTCACAGAGCAAGCACTGCAAGCACAACTAGCCACTGATGGCCTGAACTGCAAGATTACTCAGTTCAACACCATTGGCAGCGTTACTGACGTTTATGTCCAGAACGCAAACATCACGACCAGCGAAAAGGCTGGGATGACTCAGGTAGCCCAATCGTTGACCGCAGCTCAAGCAGCCGCCGCGATTCGGACAAATCTCACTACACGATAAGCAGCAACTAGCTGCGCCAAACGAGGCGATGCTCAACAGCATCGGGAAGTGATGGCAGCTAATAAACAAAGCAAAAAAACTGTTGGAAGGCCAAAGGGTTCACCAAATAGGGCTACGGCAGACGTAAGGGCCGCTATAGCCGTTTTCGCAGAGCAGGGCGCACCTAAGCTCCAAGAATGGATTGAACGCGTTGCAGAGGGTTTTGGCGATGTGAAGCCAGATCCCGGAAAAGCCGCTGACCTGTACCTGAAAGCGATTGAATACCACATCCCAAAGCTGGCTCGCCAAGAGCACGTTGGGGCAGACGGTGGAGACATTGTTCACGCCTTTAAGTGGCTTGAATGAAGGTCATCACGATCCCTTACAAGCCAAGGCCAGCATTCCAGCCGCTTCACAAGCGCAAGCAGCGTTGGGCTGTGGTTGTGGCTCACCGCCGAGCAGGAAAGACGGTTGCTTGCGTCAACGAGCTAATCAAGGCTGCGCTGACCTTTGACCGCAATGACGGACGGTTTGCGTATGTAGCTCCGTTCTACTCGCAGGCGAAAGCGGTTGCTTGGGACTACCTCAAGCGGTTTACCTCAGTCATACCCGGCATCAGCGTCAATGAGTCTGAGCTGCGGGTGGACTTCCCGAATGGATGCCGAATCCGGTTGTTCGGCGCAGACAACGCAGATGCACTGCGCGGCCAGTTCTTTGATGGGCTGGTAGCCGATGAATACGGAGATTGGAAGCCTAGCGTCTGGGGCTATGTGATTCGCCCTGCCTTGGCTGATAGAGGTGGTTGGGCAGTCATCATTGGAACGCCAAAGGGACGTAACCAGTTCTGGGAAATCTACCAGCACGCCGAAGTCAGCCTTGATTGGCTGTGCCTGACCATCAAGGCATCTGAATCTGGCCTGCTGCCTGAAAGTGAACTAGAGGCTCTGAAGCATGAGCTGACAGAAGACGCTTGGCGGCAAGAGATGGAGTGCGATTTTGACGCAGCCATCCCCGGCGCAATCTACGGCAAAGAGCTGTGGGTTCTGGAGCAGCAAGGGCGCGTCAAGGCTGGTTTGTATGACCCGGCACTGAAGGTTCACGCAGTCCTTGACCTTGGCTGGTCTGATGACACGGCCATCTGGTGGTTTCAGGTCGGCAAAGAGTTACGGCTCATTGACTGCTACTCAACCCACGGTCAACCGATTTCGCACTATCACGAAGTCCTCAAGAGCAAGCCATACAGCTACGGCGAGTGGCTCTGGTTGCCGCATGACGCACGGGCCAAGAGCTTGCAGACGGGTCGCTCGATTGAGGAGCAGTTCAGAGGATTGGATTGGAAGCCTCGGATTGTTCCTGAGCTTGGCTTGATTGACGGCATCCAAGCGGCCAGGTTGAGCTTGGCTGAGTGCTATTTCGATGAAAAGTGCAGGGACGGCATTGAAGCCCTGAAGCAATACCAGCGCGAGTACGACGAAGACAAACGCGCATTCAGAGATAAGCCACGGCATGACTGGACAAGCCACTACGCAGACGCATTTCGGTATGCCTGCCTTGTGTGGCGTGAAGAGATGAAGCCAAAGGCACCTGAGCCGCCTAAGTGGGCGACACAGCAAACCATCAACGAACTAATCAAAGCAAACGCAAGACGTAAGAGAGAGTACGAATGAACAACAACTCACTTCAGGGAGATTTGCAGGATGCAATCAGAAATGCCTTGAACTGCGCCAACTCCTTTGAAGGGGATTTGTACGCCCTCTGCAATCTGTACGGCGTGGCTGATGGTGCTGTTTCTGGCCGTCTGATTCCTGTTGCTCAGAAGCACTCGCCGACCATTGGAACCGCCTCTGGTGCGCTGAACTACCTGCTGCAAAACCCGACAGTTCTGCCAAGCATGGGCTTGAACTTTGTTGATGGCACTGATCGGCTGGATTCTCGCGTTACGTTCACTCGCGCTTCAAACGCTTGGCGGTTCAACAGCGCAGGCGTTCTTACTCAGGCCACGACAAACACGCCTCGGTTTGACTACAACCCTTCCACTCTGGCACCTCGCGGCTTGCTGATTGAGGAGCAGCGGACAAACAGCATCCGCAACAACACGATGGTTGGGGCTGTTGTCGGTGTTCCTGGGACTATTCCTACCAACTGGAACACGGGAAACCCAGCGGGTATTACTACCAGCATTGTTTCTACCGGGACTGAGAACGGCATCTCGTATGTAGACATCCGATACAGCGGGACGAACACATCAGGGGCCACGGGGACTTCAAGTCTGCTTTTTGACGGTAACGCAGGAAAAGTTGCAGCGGCCAACGGGCAAGCTTGGACGCCAAGCGCCTACCTCAAGATTGCCGCAGGAAGCCTTGCAAACATCACCGGACTCTATATGGGGTTCTATGAGAAGGATGCCTCCTCGATATTCTTGCGAACAGACGCCAGCGCGGCCTTCCCGATCACTTCGACGCTTACCCGGTACACAGCCCCTCTGACTACGCAAAATGCGTCCTGTGCTTTTGTGGACAGCCCTCAAATTTACTGGACGACTCCGAATGGAGCATCCATTGACATCACTATTCGCGTAGGTCTTCCTCAGTTTGAGCAAGGCGCATTTGCCACCTCGCCTATTCCAACCTCTGGTGCAGCAGCAACCCGAGCAGCCGATGTGGCCTCTATGCTGGGGTCGAACTTCTCTAGTTGGTACAACCAGACTGAGGGGACGTTGTTTGCTGAGGGTTCTACGTTTGGCGGTACTCCTGCGACACGGCGCTTGCTGCAAGTTGATGATGGTTCGGCTAACAACCGAATAATTGTTGGTTTTAACGGCTCAACTTCATCAAGACTTTTAGCGCAAGTTAGCGCGGTTTCTCAGGCAGACGTTCAAGTAGTTATTTCTTCTGCTGCAAATACAAACAAAGTTGCAGGTGCTTACAAGTTAAACGACTTTAACCAAGCATCAAACGGAACAGCAGGAACAACTGACACGTCGGCAACTGTCCCAACGGTCAACGTTCTTCGAGTTGGTATTGATGAATCTACGGTCCCGACAACTACATTGAATGGCTACATCCGACGCATCGCCTACTACCCCCGCCGCCTTGCCAACGCTGAACTCCAAGGGATCACAGCATGACAGATTTGCATTTGAAATTCCCCACTGAGGCCGAGGCTCTGGCTGCTCTCTTCAACGAGGACGGCCAGCCTCGCTACGCCATGTCCATCGACATCATCGGCACCATCTACAAGCCCACGGGGGTCATGCTGGACTCTGATACGCCTGAGATGGCCGCTGTTGATGGCTGGCACGTAAACACCCGAGGCGAGGCACCAGAGGAACTGCTGCCGTATTCAATCAACCCGACGCAGCCTGTGCGCGTTTGGGCGTAAAGGACAAGAATGGACTACGAGAACGCTTCTGCTGAGACGCCTGATGACATTGAGGTGAATGAGCCGGGCGTCGTTCGTCGTTGGTTGCTGGAACTCAAGCTGGCTGACAAGCGAGAGGCTGATTGGCGAAAGAAGTCTGAGGCTGTCTGGAAGCGGTATCGCCAGAAAGACGCCAAGCGCCATAGCTTCAACATCCTTTGGAGCAACACCGAGACGCTGCGGCCTGCTGTTTACAACAGCTTGCCTTCGCCTGATGTGCGCCGCCGTTTCAAGGACAGCGACCCTCTTGGCAAGGCTGCGTCCGATGTTTTGGCAAGGGCAATTGAGTATGGTCTGGACACTACTGACTTTGATGCCCAGATTAAAGAGACTGTGCTGGATTTGCTCCTGCCTGGCCGTGGTGTTGCTCGGGTACGTTATGTCCCAAGCCTGCGACAAGTTGGTGTCACTGCTGAAACGCACGACGAAGAACTAGAGCAGCACGCAGAAGGCGAAGAATCTCTAGAAGGCCAAGCCGAGGAACTGGAATGGGAGCAGTGCCCAATTGAGCACGTTCAATGGGACGATTTCCGCATTTCCGCTGGCAAAGAGTGGTCTGAGGTCTGCTGGATTGCCTTCCGCCACCGCCTGACCCGCGAAGAACTGGAAGAACAGTTTGGCGAGATTGGTGAGGTTGTCCCGCTGGACAACACCGATGACGATGACGTCAAGGCTGAGCAGAACGAGGACGTTAAAGACGCCTTCAAGACCGCTGAGGTCTGGGAAATCTGGGACAAGTCCAAGCGCCAGGTCATCTTTGTGTGCAAGTCCTACAAGGACAAGCCGCTGAAGACCTTGGATGACCCGCTGAAGCTGAGTGGTTTCTGGCCCATCCCTCGCCCTCTGTACGCCGTAGAGGACTCGGCAAGCCTGATTCCGACGCCTTTGTATGAGCTGTACAAAGAGCAGGCCGACGAACTGGACTCTGTGACCCGCCGTATCAATCTGCTGGTCAAGGGTCTGAAGTATCGCGGCATCTATGACAGCACCCTTGGCGAATTGGCCGAGCTGATGCGTGGTGAGGACAACGACCTGATTCCCGCTGCCAACGTCACGGCGCTTTTGGAGCGTGGTGGTCTGGAAAAGGCTATCTGGTTCATGCCCATTGAGCAAGCTGCGCGGGTTCTTCAAGTTCTCCAGCTCCAGCGTGAAGCATCCAAGCAGATCATCTACGAAATCACTGGTATTTCTGACATTCTGCGCGGCTCCAGCGTGGCAAGCGAGACGGCTACTGCCCAGCAAATCAAAGCCAATTGGGGTTCCATGCGCGTCAAGCGTATGCAATCCGATGTGGCACGCTTCATTCGTGACCTGATCCGCATCCAGGCTGAGATTATTGGTGAGCGTTTCCAGCCCGAGACGCTGGCAACGATGACCGGCCTGAAGTTTCCCACGGATGAGGAAAAGCAAGCCGCAGGCCAGCAATGGCTGATGGCTGCACAGCAGGCTCAGATGGCAGGCCAACAACCGCCGCCCGAGCCGAATATGCCGCCGTCTTGGGGTGAGGTCATGGGCGTCATCCGTGACGACAAGCTCCGCACCTTCAAGGTGGATGTGGAGACTGATTCCACCGTGGCCGCATCAGTTGAGTCTGATATGCAAGGTCTGCGTGAAGTCCTGACCGCTGTAACTCAGTTGGTGCAAGGCTTTGGCCCTGCTGTGCAGATGGGTGCCATGCCGATTGAGGCCGTCAAAGAGTTGATTCTGACCGTCACCCGACGCGCCAAGATGGGCAACGCTGTTGAGGACGCACTGGACAAGATTCAGGAGCCGAAACCGCAAGCTCAAGCTCAAGAAAAGCCTGACAACGCACCTGAAATTGAGCAGATGCGCCAGCAAGGCGAGATGCAGCGCAAGCAGATGGAGTTCCAGCACGCCGCGCAAATGGAGCAGGTTCGCCAAGCCGCTGAAAGCCAGCGCGAGGAATTGCGACTGAGCTTTGAGAAATACAAGGCTGAGTTGGAAGCACAGACTCGCGTTGAAGTTGCTCAGTTGTCGGCTAACGCTACCTTGCAACAGGCCCAAATCAGCGCCGCCGTACAGGCCGCAAATGCCCAAGATACTGAGGTGACTGAATGAGCCAAAGCGTTATCCGGTGGCTGACTGAAAAGAACGGCGTCCACGTTATTGAGTTCATTGAAAGCCTGCAAAAAGAGCTTCAAGAGCACAAGCAAGATGCCGCAAACGCCAAGCAAGACCGAGATGATGCCCTGAAGGTCGCTCACAAATACCAAGGCGAGATGCGTGGTCTGCGTGAGCAAGTGGCCGAGCAGAAAGAGGAAATTGAGTCTCTGGTTGCAAAGACCAAAGGAAGCAACGGTTACCAAGCCAAGCTGCAAGACGAGATTGCCAGTCTTGAAAAGAAGGCCGACAAGCTGCAAGGCAAGGTTAATGAAATGCAAAGCATTCTGGACAAAGCAGAAAACCAGAACGAAGGCTTGGAGTCCTTGCTTCAGCAGGCCAACGCAAAGATTGACGGCCTGCAATCCCGCCTGAATGCAATCGTTGATTTTGTGAACCGCAAATGAACTCGCAAGAACTGATGGCAAAACTTGGCTTTACAGCACAAGACAAAGCCGAGTGGATTGAAGTCAACGCCAAGTATTACGAAGACCCAGAGCAGGGCTGGACTGACAAGCTGTTGATGCACGCTTACCCCAAGCGTTCAGCCGCTGTCTACGTCATGCCAGCCTATCAGTCTCCGGTGTCTGGGAAGTGGATTGACACCCCATCCCAGCGCCGTGATGACCTGGCTCGCAACAATGCTCGCCCTTGGGAGGGCATGGAACAGGAAACCAAAGTGGCCCAGAGTCGCAAGCGCGAGGAAGAAAAGCGCGAGGAAGCGGCACTGGAAAGCGCAGCGGTAGCGGCTTGGCACTCGCTACCCGAAGAAAAGCGCAAGGCACTTGAATCTGCTGGCTAACCACCTAGCCATTTGGCCTCTGTCGTGAGACACGCCTAGCCCTCTCTGGTGGCTTGAGAGGGGGTTCCGACTTAGGAAAAGTGATGAGCGAAGAACTCGACCTCTCAACAGAGGAAGTGGAAGCGCAAGCGGCTGAGCCGCAAAGCATGGACGACACCATCCGTCAGACTCTGCAAGACATTGAGTCTCGCGGGAATGAGCCGGAGGCGGTGGAAGAACCAACCGAAACCGCCGAAGAGGCGGAGCAACGAGTCCGAGACGAAAAAGGACGGTTTGCCAAGAAGGATGAGCCTCAACCTGAGGAAGTCCAGCCTGAAGAGGTTGTCCAAGAAGAACAACCAGTGACCGTACCGCCTGAGCTGCAAAAGCTCGGGCTGCGGAAAGAAGAAGCAGAAGCCTTTGCCAAGGCAGACCCTGCGGTGCAGCAAGCATTCATCCGACGCTCGGAGGAAATGCATCGAGGGTTTGAACAGTTCCGAGGCAAGGCTCAGTTTGGCGAAGCAATGGAACGTGCCATTGCCCCATATGCCGGGATTCTCCAGCAGTACGGGGTGGGCGCAGACGTTGCTGTTCAGCGTTTGTTCGGTGCAGAAGTTGCACTGAGAAACGGGACGCCAGAGCAAAAGGTGCAGATGCTGACCCAGATCGCCCGTGACTACGGGATTGACTTGGGCCAAGCGCAAGAGGTTGCAGCCCAAATGCCGCAGCCAAATCCAGAGGTGCATGAGTTGCGTTCTCAACTGACGCAGATGCAGCAATGGATTGCACAGCAGAACCAAGCGCGTGAGTGGCAGGAACGGGAATCGCTTAACAGCGAAATCACCAAGTTCGCATCTGACCCGGCTCACACGCACTTTGAGGAAGTAAGGAATGAGATGGCTGGCCTTTTACAGGCTGGACTCGCCCCAGACCTCAAGACGGCCTATGACATGGCTATTTACGCAAACCCAGCGGTTCGCGCCCGAGTTCTTGCAGAACAGCAAGCGAAGGAGCAAGCACAGCGGAATGCAGTTGCCAGTCAGAAAGCCAAGGAAGCCCGAGCAGCAGCAGCAGTGAACGTCTCTCGCAAGGGAACGCTCCCGGCAGCAAAGCCCATCGGGACTATGGACGACACCATCCGAGAAACAGCCGCACGACTTGGCTTGTTCTCGTAATTCTCAATTCTCAAGGAGTAGAAAATGGCATCTCCCGGCCAAAGCTCTCTGTTTACCACGTTCACCGAACTGGTAAGCACCACCTATCGCAACCACCGCAAGGAAGTTGCAGACAACGTAAGCGGTCACAACGCACTGTTCCGCCGCATGACGGAAAAAGGGCGTATCCGTACCGAAGACGGCGGCTTGTCCATCGTCACCCCTCTGGACTACGCTTCTAACAGCACCTACCAGCGTTACAGCGGCTTTGACGTTCTGAACGTCGCTGCCTCGGACGTTATCTCGGCTGCTGAGTTCCCGTGGCGTCAAGTGGCCGTAAACGTGGCTGCTTCCGGTCTGGAAATTCGTACCAACAGCGGCGCTAACCGCATCATCAACTTCGTGAAAGCGAAGATCAAGAACGCCCAGCGTTCGATGGCAAACGGCCTGTCTACCGACCTGTACTCTGATGGCACCTCGGCCAACCAGATGAACGGTCTGCAAGCCCTGATTGCTGATGCAGGCACTGGCACTGTTGGTGGTATCAACTCCAGCACCTTCACCTTCTGGCAGAACCAGGTGCGTGACGCCTCGGACAACTCTGTGACCGTGAGCGCCGCCACCATCGAAGCCGGGATGATGCTGCCCCTGTGGCTGGCCTGTACCCGTGGCAACGATACCCCTGACCTGATCGTCATGGACAGCGTGTATTTCAGCGCCTATGAGGCTAGCCAGTCCAGCCTGAAGCGTTATGCACCTTCCGACGAAGGCAAGGGCGGCATGGTGAGCCTGAAGTACAAGACCGCTGACGTCTTCTATGACTCGACGGCCTCTGGCATCCCTGCCTCGCATATGTACTTCATCAACACCGACTTCTTGGAGCTGGTGGTGCATCAAGATGCCAACATGGAAATCATGCCCGAGCTGCGTAGCGTCAACCAAGACGCCATCGTGATTCCGGTGCTGTTCCAGGGCAACTTGGTCTGCTCAAATCGCGCACGGCAGGGTGTCGGAAAAGCGTAAAGAAAGGAACTGACCATGTATATCTCTGGCATTGATCCCACGGACGTTCGTACGAGCGCCCAAGGCCCGGCTTTCACTCTGGGCACCGTTGGTTGGAACATGACCTCGGCTGGCCCGAAGGGCTACATCTATGTGAAGGACTCGGGTTCGGGCATCACTGGTGACGGCTACGTCGCATTGGTGGACGGTTCCTCGTTTGACGCTGTGATGGCCTCGACCACCACCTCTGCCCCTGGCACTGGTGCTGGCAAGCTGGCTGGCGTTGCTCGCGCTGCTATCGCTGCATCTGGCTTTGGCTGGCTGCAAGTGTTCGGCGCTGGCACTGTTCAAACCTCTGCTTCGTGCGCTGCCTATACGCAAATCAACACGACCGCCACGGCTGGTCAGTTGGATGATGACGCTACCGCAGGCTCGGAAATCATCGACGGCATTGTTCTGGATACCGCTACTGGTGGCGGTGGTGCAGCGGCAACTGCTGGCTGGATGAACTGGCCCAAGGTTGGTCGCACTCTGTAATCCCTGATTGCAGGACTGCCCCTCTTCGGAGGGGCTTTTTTATGGGCGTTCACCCGAGCGTCCATAACAAAGCAAATCGCCTTAACAGGAGAAACCATGCAGATTGCACAAGCTCGCCCTCCCTTTGTGGAGTTCAAACGTATTGCCATGCCTGACCCAGTTCGTACACAGGAACTTGGGCGGCGCGTCACCAAAGACGTTGACTTCGCTTTCATCATGCAACCCGGCTCACGCGACCAAGTTGAGCGCGTTGCAGAGGACTGGCTAGAAATGATTAAGCGCAAGAACCTTGATGCATCCCCTGATGCATACCCGGATGAGTGGGTTCGCGCATTTCAAGAGAAATACAAGGCTTGGAAAGAAGGGCAAGAGCTGCCGCCAAACGGCACTTCTGTCAAAGAGTGGCCTGTACTGTCTCCGGCTCAAGCGGAGAACTTCATTGCCCTGCGAATCCTGACCATTGAGGACGTTGCAGCCATGACCGAGGACGCCTTGGGCCGGTATGGCATGGGTGGTCGTGAGCTGCGAGAAAAAGCCCGTGAATGGCTCAAAGGCAGTGATGTTGCAAGCCAAGTCATGCAAGAGAACAACGAACTCAAGCGCAAGTTGGCTGAACTGTCAGCGCGTCTTGAGCAACTGGAAAGCACCGAGGCTCCGCGCCGTGGTCGCAAACCAAAGCTGGAAACAGTAACCGAGGAATAACGTATGGCAAACTGCCTTTCCATCGTCCAGACAATTTGTGGCCGTCTGGGGCTTTTGTCCCCAACGTCTGCTGTTGGAAGCTCTGACACACAGATTTCCAACATTGTTGCGCTGTGCAACGAGGAAGGGCAGGAACTCGCCGCACGTTATGAGTGGACGGCCCTCCAGACCGAAGCCACTTACACCACCGTTGCAACTGAAGACCAAGGCGCGATAGACACCATTGCGCCTGGTCTGAAGTACATCATCAACGACACCATCTGGAATCGCACGCTGCGTCGGCCTGTGTTTGGCCCTCGCACGCCTCAATCTTGGCAACAGCAAAAAGCGTTCGCCATCAATGGCCCGTGGTCTAGCCACCGCATCAAGAACGGCCACCTCTATATGTTCCCCGTCCCGGTTGCCGGTCAGGACTGCTACTTTGAGTATGTCTCTGCCAACTGGTGTACCGACTCCACGGGCGCGACCTCATATGACGTATGGAACAACGATGCTGACATTCCGCGCCTTGACTATCAACTGATTGTGCTTGGCACCATCTGGCGCTGGAAGAAGCTCAAAGGCTTTGAGTATGCCGAGGATTTCAACGTCTATGAGCGCCGTGTCCAAGATGCTATGGGCCGTGATGGCGGCAAGGATTGGCTCAGCCTGACGAACACGAAGTACGACATTTATCCCGGCGTGGTTGTCCCTGCTGGTAGCTGGAACGTCTGATGCTTCGTCAAGCCGCACGAACCAAAGGACGCCGCGCACCAGTCGCATCCAGCGTGTCCATGCCTGCCCCTGTTGGCGGCTGGAATGCGCGTGATTCGCTGGCTCAGATGCCCCAAGGCGATGCCGTGTCCTTGGTCAACTTCTTTCCTGCGACCACCGAATGCGTGATGCGCTACGGGTACACAGAGTTTGCAACAGGCTTGCCTGGTCAGGTTGAAACCCTGATGAACTACTCTGGAAGCAACACCTCAAAGATGTTTGCTATCTCTGGTGGTGCTGTGTATGACGTATCAAGCGCAGGCGCTGTTGGCGCGTCTGTGGTGTCAGGTCTTTCCAATGACCGTTGGCAGTCTGTCAATGTGGCGACCTCTGGTGGAAACTTCCTGTACATGGCTAACGGCGCGAATACGCCTTACCTTTACAACGGCACCACTTGGACGGCCATCACTGGCTTATCTACACCGGCCATCACTGGCGTTACAACCACTGAGCTGAATAGCCCAATCGTTTTCAAGACTCGGGTGTTCTTCATCCAGCGTAATACCCTGAAGACTTGGTATTTGCCGACCTCTGCCGTTGGTGGTGCGGCAAACCCCGTTGATATGTCTGCCGTGGCCCAAAAGGGCGGCTATATCGTTGCCCATGCGACTTGGACGATTGACGCAGGTACGGGAGTTGATGACTACTATGTTGCAGTCACCTCCAATGGCGAAATCATCGTCTACCAAGGCACAGACCCGTCTGATGCCACCAAATGGGCGCTCAAGGGCGTTTGGCAGGTTGGCTCACCCGTTGGCGCTCGATGCCTGTCTAAGCTCGGTGGCGACCTTCTGCTGGTCTGCCAAGACGGTGTATTGCCGCTGTCTGCTGCGCTGCAATCGTCGCGTGTGAATCCTCGGGTTGCCCTGACTGACAAGATTCAGTGGGCGGTGTCTGAGTCCGTTTCCAGCTACGGCAGCACCTTTGGTTGGGAGGTTTTCTACTACCCAGGCCAAAACCAACTTTGGCTCAATGTTCCTGTGTCAGTTGGCTCCCAAGAGCAATACGCCATGAACACCATCACCAAGAATTGGGGGCGGTATCAAGGCTATTCGGCCAATACCTTCTGCCTGTTCAATGATGTTCCGTACTTTGGCGGGAATGGTGTTGTCTGCAAAGCATGGGATGGCAACTCTGACAACGGCAACAACATCACGGCCTATGGGTTGGCTGCTTTTGGGTCGTATGGATCGCCAGGCAACCTAAAGCGGTTCACCATGATTCGGCCAATCTTCCGGTCTACTGGCACGCCTGCTGTGACCGGCTCAATGAACATCGACTTTGCAACCGATGTGATTACTGCGCCGCTGTCGTTTACCCCGTCTACCGCAAGCGTCTGGGACACGGCGGTTTGGGACTCGGATGTGTGGGCTGGTGGCCTGTCTGTCTTGCAGAACTGGCAGGGCGTGTCTGGCGTTGGTTACTACGCAGCGCCTCAAATCAAGGTTGCATCCTCAAACATTGACATTCGCTGGGTGTCCACGGATGTTGTCTTTGAATCGGGCGCAATCCTGTGAAATTCACTTTTGACGCTGATGTTGTCGGCCCTTGGGTGTGTTCAAAGGTTGGCCATCAATGGGCGCGTGATAGCGCAACAGCAATTGGTCGTCTAGATGCCAATGGGAATTTGCTTGCTGGCGTTCTGTACGACAACTGGAACGGCGCAAACATCATGCAGCACATTGCTGCCGAAGGTAATTGGGCAACACCTTGGTTCCTTGGGATGATTTTTCATTACCCATTTGTCAAGCTGAAAGCCAAAAGAACAACCGCTGGCGTTTGCTCAACAAACAAAAAATGCTTGTCATTGGTTCAAAGCATGGGTTTTGAATACGAGGGGAAGTTGACAAGAGGAACGCCAAAAGGCGACCTGCTTGTTTTTGTAATGTGGCCTGAAAAGTGTAAGTACCTATCAGACAGGTACACAAAATCATTTCAATGAAGTAGGACGGATATGAAATCTCAATCTGCACCCCCAGCACCAGACTATGCAGGCGCTGCACAGGCCACCGCTGCTGGCAATCTGGAAGCGGCCAAGTTCGCCACCAAAGCCAACCGGGTCAACCAGTACACGCCTTACGGTGATTTGACGTACAAGCAAAACCCCGACGAGACTTGGAGCCAGACGGTTAGCCTGAACGATACCGGCAAGCAACTGCTTGACCAGTACAACAAGACCTCTATTGGCTTGGCTGGCCTTCAGGACACGGCAACCGGGCGCGTTGCCGATACGATGGCCTCGCCGTTTGATTACTCCAGCGTTCAGGATGTGCAGGACGATGCTTACAAGGCGTATACGTCACGCCTTGACCCGCAGTGGGAAAAGCGTCAATCCTCGATTGAGAACCAGTTGGCAAACCAAGGCATTGCACCTGGGACTGAGGCGTATACCAACGCCATGCGCGACTTCAACAACGCACGTAATGACGCCTACCAGCAAGCTAACGTGGCCGCTATCAACACAGCTCCACAAACCTTCCAGCTTGCATCTGCCTTGCGTAGTATGCCTTTGAATGAGCTTAACGCTTTGCGGACTGGTTCTCAGGTGACTAACCCGACATTCAACAATGTTCCGCAGCAAGCAACTACGGCTGGCCCTGATTACCTAGGCGCTGCACAGGCTGGCTACAACGCTGACCTTGCAGGAGTGAATGCTGCAAACAAATCTAGCAGCGACTTCATGGGCGGCTTGATGGGTCTTGGTGGGACTCTCGGCGGTGCTGCCATCAAGAATGGTGGATGGTCTGGTCTGATGAGTTTTTCTGATGCTCGTCTGAAGTCCAACATTGTCAAAGTTGGAACCTACAAAGGCCACAACACTTATTCGTACAGCAAGTTTGGCAAGCATGAAGTTGGCGTGATTGCTCAAGAGGTTGCGATGACCAAGCCTGAAGCAGTCAAGATGCATGACAGCGGTTATCTGATGGTTGATTACGGAGCAATCTGATGGCACAAGACGCATTCATGGCACCTGGCGCATTTGACGCCGATGCAGAGCAGATTCGCCGCCGCATGGCATTTGCTCAGGCGCTACAACAACAAAGCGCACCGCCAAAAGGTGAAATGGTCGGAAACCGCTACGTTGCGCCTTCTTGGACTCAGCACGCATCAAGCCTTGCCAATGCATTGATCGGTGCAGGACAAGAGCGTAAGGCCATGCAGGATTTCCAAGCCTTGGGTGAGCGCCGCCGTGAGGAAGGCGTGGCAGACGTTGGAAAGTTCATTGATGCAATGCGCGGGACTCCTGCACAGACTTTCCAGCCTCTGACTCAAAACGACGACGAAGGCAACGCCATGCCTGCCGCCGTCAAGCCTGCTGCTGGCCCTGACATGGTTGAGGCTTTGCGTATTGCCCAAACCTCTCGCAATCCAATGCTGAACCAAGCTGGCGGCGCTTTGCTCGGCTCAATCATGCCGAAAACCGCTAAATGGGAAAAGGTTGAACTGCCTAACGCTGACGGCACAAAACGCGTTGGCTGGGTTGACATCAATTCTTCTAACCCAGAGTCAACATTCCGCACGGGTGGCTTGGCTCCTGTCAAGAATGAGTTTGTTAACGGCGCTCCGGTGAACCCGTATACGGCTCAACCGGCAGGCCCAGCCATACCGCCGCAAGCCAATCCGTACAAGGACATTGTGATCCCAGACGGAAAAGGTGGCGTAGTAGTCAATCAACCCCTTGTGGATGCAAAAACGAAGATTAGTGCAGCAGGCGCAGCCAAGATTGATGCAAGGAACTTCAACACCCAAGAAAACGAGCAGTCCAAAGGCTACGGAAAAGTGCTTGGCGACATTCGCGGCGACATTACCCGAGCTGGTTACGAAGTTCCAAAGAAATTGGCTCAGTTGGATCGCATGGAACAGTTGCTTGCTGGTGTTGATGGCGGTGCCGCTGCGCCAGCATTGGCAGATATTGCCTCTTTGGCAAATTCACTTGGCATCAAAATTGATCCGAAGCTAGGCGCAAAACAAGCTGCGGAGGCTTTGTCTCGTGAAATGGCAGGAAGTCTGCGTCAGCCTGGAACCGGCCCAATGACTGACAAGGACTTTGAGAACTTCTTGAAGCAAGTCCCAAGTTTGTCCAAGACCGCAGAGGGACGCAAGCAAATCATGGTCACCATGCGAGCTGCGCTTCAGCGTGATTTGGAGCTTGCCAAGTTCCAGCGTGAATACGCCAAGAAAAACGGTGGCGTGATTGATGACAACTTCTTTGATGCCGTTGCTGACTTCTACGTCAAGAACCCTGTCGTCAACATTCCTATGCCTGCAACCAATGCAAGAGGCAATCTTTTGAACCGAGCTGATGCAATCATCGGAGGCAAAAAGTAATGAGCGACAAAGTTGAGCAATACGCTCAGTGGCTGATTGCCAACGAAGACAAGCGCGGCACGCCTGACTTTGAGACGGTTGCAGAGGCTTATCGTTCGTTGCGTTCTGGCACTGAAGCTCCGCAAGAGCAGCCGACGACACGGCAGAAGATTCAATCTTCTTTGCCAATGCGAGTTGTTCAGGGTATGCGTGACCCCATTGATGCTGGCGCTCAATTGCTGCCTCGCGGCTTGGAGTTTGTGACTTCTGTTGGTGGCCTTGCGCCTAATCCTGTCTCCGAGTTTTTTGGATCAGAAGCCAAGCGAGTTGATCAAGGCATCAGCGAAAACGAAGCTGAATACGAAAAAGCTCGACGCGCTACTGCAACCAGCAAAGAAGGGCCAGGATTTGATGGTGGCCGTTTGCTCGGAAACATTGCAAGTCCAGCAAACGCAGCTATTGCAACCAAATTCCCAGCCGCTGCATCCACTGGAATGCGTATCTTCCAAGGCGGCTTGCTTGGTGCAACTGGTGGTGCTTTGACTCCGGTTGACACCCAACAAAACCCGGACTTTGTTGGAACCAAGGCGGGTCAAGTTGCCTTGGGTGCTGCAACTGGTGCGGTTGCTACGCCTGTGCTTGGCAAGATTGGTGATTGGGTTGGCACCAAGTTGTCTGGTATGCGTAAACCAGATGACACCATCATCATGCGTGCGACTGAAGAATATGCCCGTGATATGGGCATGGATTGGTCTGCAATGGCGGCAAAAGAGCGCCAAGGTCTGTTTGAGCAGGTAAAGCTAGCCGCCGCCGCGAATGCTGGTAAAGACCCTGCATCTATTGCCCGAGCAAATGACTTCAGGCGTACTGGCATCCCGTTCCTAACGGGGCAGGCGACCCGTGAGCCTGGTCAATGGGCGTTTGAGCGCAATGCATCTCAGTTGCCCGGTATCGGTGACGAAATCTCCGCTCGATTGGCAGATCAGGGCCGTTTGCTGCGTCAAAAGTTTGGCGCATACGGTGCTGGCGCATCTTCTACCCAAGAAGCAGGCGGCAAGTTGGTTGGTGCTTTGCGTGAGTACGACGACAAACTGTCAAAAGCAGTTTCTGACGCCTACAAGACTGCACGAAATGCCGCGGGCAAGGACGTTGAGGTTCCGCTGCAAGGCATCGCCCAAGACTTTGCAACCGTATTGGATGACTTTGGAGACAAAGTTCCGTCTGGTGTTATCAACCAGTTCAAAAAATACGGCATTGCACCTGGCGGCGACATGACGCAGCGCAAGCTGTTTACGGTTGAAGAAGCAGACCGCCTGCTAAAAGTCATCAATGCCAACGTCAGCAATGATCCAAGCACCAACAAAGCATTGGATGCGTTGCGTAATGCTGTCAAACGCGCTGTCACCCAAGAGGGCGGTGCAGATGATGTTTTCTCAGGTGCTAGGGCTGCTGCTGCAAGCCGGTTCAAGCTGCAAGATGCCGTCCCAGCTCTGGAAGCGTCTGCATCTGGTCGTGTCAATCCTGATACGTTTGTCCAGTCGTTCATTGTCAGCAAGAACGCTCAGACAGAGCAGGTCAAGAAGTTGGCAGACATTCTGCGGCAGAACAATCCAGACGCTTTCTCAGAAGCACGGTCACAGATCGGCGCTTACTTGCAGCGTATGGCGTTTGGGGAAAACCCGGCTGGTGATGCAAAGATCAATCCAGCACAACTATCCAAGGCTTTGCGTGAGATTGGTGATGGCAAATTGGGTGCGTTCTTCTCGCCTGAAGAAGTCGCTCAAATCCAGAGCCTGACTCGGGTTGGTGCTTATATTGAAAGCGTACCTGTGGGTCGGATGCCAAACACCTCTGGTAATTGGGGTGCTATCACAAGCCTTGCTTCAAAAATCCCGGGCGTTCCTACTTCAATCGGTCTTGCTAATGCGCTTCGCAGTGGCGTCAGTAACCAGATGCGTGCTACTCAGTCGCTTTCTGGAAACCTTCCGACCAAGATGAACCCCCAAGACATAGAGCTTCTCTCGAAACTTCTCTCGGGTGCTGCGCTCACCTCTGGCAGCACGGGCGCGAGCGCGTTGCGCTAAGTAAGCGAACAAGCAAGAGTAAAAGATAACGCCCAAAGGTGTAGCCAAGGCGCGTAAAACGTCTTCCATCAACCAATTTTAGAGCCGCTGTGCAGCAATGCAAGCGGCTTTTTGCTTTCATAGGAGCATCAAATGAGCTTTAACGGTAGCGGTGCCTACTCTCTCCCCTCTGGCAATCCGGTAGTCACCGGAACGTCTATTAGCTCAACTTGGGCTAACTCAACGCTGTCGGACATTGCTACCGCGCTGACCAATGCGTTGTGCAAAGACGGTCAATCTACGCCTATTGCAAACCTCAAGATGGGTGGCTACAAGTTCACCGGCCTTGGAGCAGGTTCGGCAAGCGGTGACTCAGTACGTTTTGAGCAATTGTTCAGCCAAGGCGCACCGATTGACATTGCGTCTGCCGCAACGGTTGACATTGGCGCTCAGAACACCAACTTCCTGACAGTCACTGGAACCACCACTATCACCAGCTTTGGCACCAACTACAACGGGCCGAAAATGCTGCGCTTCTCAGGTGCTTTGACCCTGACGCACAACGCAACAACGCTGATCTTGCCTGGTGCCGCAAACATCACGACTGCGGCTGGTGATACTTGTATCGCAATCCCGAAATCAACCTCAAGCGGTACGGCTGACGGATGGACTGTGCTTGCCTACCAAAAAGCATCTGGTGGGGTTGGTATCTATGCGGTTGGCACGGCAGCAAACAACCTTGTTCAACTTGATAGCTCTGGGAAACTGCCTGCTGTTGATGGATCGAAATTGACGGGGATTAAGCAGATTCAATCAATTAGTGCTTCTGTTGGCAGTAACGCTTTGACAATTAGTGCATCAGCGTTGTCTTTAGATTTCCGCAGCACAACTCTGGGAAGCGGTACTGTCACAACAGTATCTGGCACTCCTGCAAACTTGGTTATTTCAAGCGGTTCAACTCTTGGAACTACTAATGCTGTTCAATCTGACATTGCCGTTTTGGCAATCAATAACGCAGGGACAATTGAACTTGCCGCTGTAAATCTTGCTGGCGGTGTTGACTTGTCAGAGACTGGTGTGATTAGCACAACCGCTGAAGGTGGTGCAGGTGCTGCAGACAGTATTAGCACCATTTACAGCACAACAGCAAGAACTAATGTTGCATATCGAGTTATTGGCATAGTACGCAGCACACAGGCAACTGCTGGCACTTGGGCAACGGCACCAAGCACAATTCAAGGATCTGGTGGACAACCTAAGTTTTTAGGTACGAGCATGGTGCGGTTGGATACGCAAAACGGGTACGGATCAACAAACACCCGCATCCCGCGATTCACGAATATCCGTGCCAATCAAGGCAATGACATCACTTACGCAGATTCTGCAACACTTGGGTCTTCATTCACAATCAATACTGCCGGTGTTTATGCAATCAGTTTCACATTCTCCGCTGGCGCATCCGAAGGTTTTGCCGTCACACTCAACGAATCGGCAGGCACTCTGAGCTCTGCTGCTGCTGCTGTTGCTGTTTCCGAAGTTTTGCAATTCTGCGATTCTCCTGCGGCAGGGTCGGCAGGGGCTTTGGCTTGGACCGGATACCTTGCGGCTGGATCAATCATCCGACCACATACAAACGCAGGCACATCTAGCGCGCCCCGTTTTATGTTCACCATCACCCGAGTCGCATAAGGACACGCCATGGCATCTACACTTTCAGACAACGGCGTCCAGTTCGGCGGTAACGCTGCATCGGCCCAAATTATCAGCCTTGCCACACCGGTACTGATCGCCGGGGCAATGATGGTAGGTATTTGGGTCGGTATCTAAACTTCTTTTCACCGGGTCACATCTAGTTTGATACACAACGAAAAAAGTTGATTTATATCAATCCGTTCTTAGGATGTGCCTGACCCACGGCGCGTCCGTTTAGACCCGCTCATGCGGGTTTTTTTACGCCGCCAGGGAAGAAAAAATGACAAGTCCAGACTCGCTCGACGTACTAGCAACCAAATTCGCAGGCTTTGCCGGTGCGTTTCTATCGCTCAAGTTCATCCAAGGTTCTTGGCCTGAGCGAATCGTAATGGCGTTTGGAGGCTCTGTCATTAGCTTCTATGGCGCTCCTTGGGCATCTATCAAAACAGGGCTTCCAGAGGGCTTATGCGGCTTCCTGCTTGGCCTGTTTGGCATGGCTATCTGCGCCAAGGTCTGGGAAATGATCCAAGCCACACCGATTGTTGAGCTTTGGGCTGCACTGATTGAAGCTGTCAAACGCAAATTGGGGTCGTGATGGACACATATCTAACCATTGCTTGCTTGGTAGTGGTTTCAACACTCTCAGGCGTTGCAGTATTTCACCCTGACTTTGATGACACCCTGCTGGAGCGAATCTGCCTCACAGGGATATGCATAGGCGCTCTTGGGCTGGCCTATGAGGTTTGCAAGATGCAAACAGTCTCCAGCTCAATCACTTGGTTATCTGTATGCGCCGCAGGCTATGCGCTTGAGGTGGGCAGGAAATACAAATGAGCAATCGGCAAGCCTTCCTTGACATGATTGCTTGGAGCGAAATTGGCCCGAAATTGCTTGCTATTCCTGAAACAGACAACGGCTACAAAGTCATAGTTGGATCAACTCCAGCAAGACCCATCCTGTTTGATGACTACTCAGACCATCCTCGGCGTCTGATTGAGGTCAACTTTGGCGGCAAAGTAATTCCGTCCACCGCAGCAGGCCGGTATCAATTGCTTGGCAGGTACTTTGACTTCTACAAAAAGAGGCTTGGCCTGTTTGATTTCTCCCCTCGATCACAAGACGCTATTGCCATCCAGCAAATCAAGGAACGCAGGGCACTTGATGACATAGACGCAGGCCGAATCACAACGGCTATCGCCAAGGTATCCAACATTTGGGCTAGTTTGCCTGGAAACACCTACGGCCAACCAACCCAGAAGCTGGCCTATTTGACCAATGCCTATCAAAAGGCAGGAGGGACGCTTGTATGAGCCTTGCTGCCCGTCTTGTTGCCTTGCTGGCCCTGCTGGTTTCCTTGGTGGCCGGTGCGTGGTTCTTCTATCAGAAGGGCTACAAGAACGCCACGAATGAACTGGTTGCCCACTACCAGGCTGAGAAGTTGGCCGCACAGCAAGTTGCCATCACCCGTGAACGTCAATTCCAGAAGGACAAAGACGATGCAATCAACTCTGCAAAGCGCCGTGAAATGGCCGCTAAAGCCGCTGCTGCTGACCTGCGCTCTAGCCTTGACGGGCTGCGCGTCCAGCTCGAAACAGCTAGCCGTGAGTTGTCCAGCCATCCCGAGCGCACCAACCCCGAGTACGTCACAACCGTCTCAGACCTATTCCAGCAGTGTTCAAAGCGACTTGCAGAAATGGCAGGCGCTGCTGACGGACACGCCTCCGACTCGCTGATGTATCAACAGGCTTGGCCTAGGGAGTAAGCATGAAAAAGTTTGTTCTGACGGATGACCATGAAGCAACATTTGACCGCCATGTTCAGAAGTGGCAGAGCAAGCTAAACCTGCAAGATTGGCGCATTGAGAAGGGCGGCGGCAAGGCTTCCCGTGGCGTCATGGCTGAAGTATCAATCAGCTTGGAAGACCGTCTTGCCATGTATCGCCTGTCTCGCCAGTGGGGAATGCAAGAGCCAACCGACCATGCGCTAGATGCAACGGCTCTGCATGAAATGCTCCATGTCTTCCTGCGGCCTCTGATTGAGGCAGCGGTGTCGCGAGATGAAGCCATGATTGGTCAGGTAGAGCATTCCGTCATCACGGTTCTGGAAAAGATCATTTCCAAGGGGTGAGCATGAAAGACTTGTCTCACCTGTATGAGTTCTGCACAGTCCGTCAGCTAGAGGTGCTTCAGGCTTTTGAAAAGCATGGAAGCCAGCGCAAAGCCGCCAAAGAACTCAAGTGCGCTCAGAGCTTTGTGGCGCAATGCCTGAAGTATGTCAGGAAGAAAGCAGCCATCCGTGGTGTCTCTCCAGAGCATGACATGACCAAGCCCGTCCCTGATGGGTTTGTCGTCAAAGGCGTGTCAACCTATTACGACCAAGAAGGCAAGCCGAAAGGCCAATGGGTCAAGTCATCCATTGATGAGCAGAAACGCTCCGAGATGATGCAAGAGGCTGTCAGGGTTTTGTCTGAAGAAGTCAAAGGACTTAGCCCTCTTGTCTCCAAGCCAAAAGGCACGTTGAAAGACCTCCTGACTGTTATCCCGATTGGCGACCCGCACCACGGGATGTATGCATGGGCCGCAGAAGCTGGGGATGACTTTGACAGCGAGATTGCAAAGAGGCTAACCCTTGGCGCGGTTGACCGCCTGATGAGTTCAACCCCACCGAGCAAAACCTGCGTGATTCTGCCGCTGGGTGATGTGTTCCACGTCAACGACCAAAGCAACGTCACGCCAGGACACAAGCACCAGTTGGACGCTGACAGCCGGTTTGTGCGGGTTCTAGGAATTGGTATCGAGACATACCGGCACGCCATCATCCGGGCGCTGGAAAAGCACGATGAGGTCATCGTCAGGTTTGTCCAAGGCAACCATGACCCGCAAGCAATCTGGGCGCTGGCTTTCACGATTCATGCTTATTTCAGCAATGAGCCGCGAGTCAAGGTAGACCTGTCGCCGAGCAAGTTCTGGTTCTACCGATTCGGCAAAGTCCTTTTGGGTGCAACGCATGGCGATACCGTCAAGCATGACGCGCTCTTGGGCGTGATGGCCTCAGACCGTGCGGAGGATTGGGGACAGACCAAGCACCGCTATTTCTACACGGGCCACGTTCACCACCAGAGCGTGCGTGAGTACCCCGGCCTTATCTGCGAGAGCTTCAGGACACTAGCCGCCAAAGATGCCTATGCCGCAGGGCATGGATACAGGGCAGGGCGGGACATGGTAGCCATCATCCATCACATTGAACATGGCGAGGTTGAGAGGCATCGTTGCGACATTGGAATGATTGGGTGAAATCAAATGAGTGGACTTCTTTCAGGCGTCTTGCCTGCAATCTATTCTGCTGGAGACAGCGCAAAGCGGCGGCTGCGTGGTCTGCTGTCTGACCCTGTTGGAGAAATCCAGCAAACGATGGGTAAAGCCCGTGATGACCTCAACAGCGTTGGTGAGTTGCAGCGTCAGGCTTTTGCCGACCCGAAGCAACCGCTGAAAGTCACCAACCCGCAAGCGTTTGGCCTGCTGGCAGATAAGTACCTGTCTAGTGTCATGAACTTTGCGCCTGTTGGGATGACAGGGAAAGTCGCAGACGCAATCTATCCCCGCCAAGAAGCCCTAGAGACAGCCCGTATCAACGGCGTGAAGATGCTTGGCCTGCCTGAGAACAACACGCCGATGGATCGGGCGAAGGCGTTGGGGTTTGCTGATGCTGATGTTTACCACGGTACGGCCCGCGATTTTCCTCGCTTCGACTTGTCTAAAGCTGGTACAGGTTCAACTGTGACCAAAACAGAAAAGGCCGTGTTTTCCAGCACCAAACCATCGGTCGCCAATGAGTTTGTAGCGGGGCCGTATTACAACAACCAAGGGCAGGTCGCTCGGCACTATGAAGAAGGCGCAAACATCATTCCGCTGAAGATCAGGCTGCAAGATCCTGAAGTGTGGGAGATGGCAGGCCGTGGCTACGAAGCTCCATTTGTGCAGCAGGCTCTTAAAGAAGCCAGAATAGCTAAAGCCGACTCTGTGCTGTTCAAGAACATGAGAGACCCTGGCCTGACAACGCTTGGCCGAGGCGATCCGTCTACGGTTGTTGCAACGCTGAAGCCTCAGACGCTCCGCTCCCGCTTCGCCGCCTTTGACCCAGCCCGAGTCAACGACAACGACCTACTAGGCAGGGCAAGCCTGCCAATGCTTGGCTTGCTTGGCGCAGGCTCTGCTGGTGCTGCATATCTGCTGCGCGACAAAGAGCAGAAATGACCGCCGCACTAATCATTGTCCCAACCCTAGCCTACCTCGGAGCCGCTGGGATGTACGCCTATCAAAAGAACTGGCCTCTCGCCATTACTTACAGTGGCTACGCTTGGGCAAATATGGGCCTGCTCTGGCTGGATCGGCTCATGGCAAAGTGACTTATGCCGGTATGATCTAAGACTTGAGAAGATGAACTTGCGGAGCGCTCCGAAATACGTTAGTGGGCGCTATCGCGGAAACTCAATCTGCCCGTAGCTCAGTTGGATAGAGCAACAGCCTTCTAAGGTGATACGGGTATCGAGCATCCATGCGGCCTAGCGCCCGATTCTTGCTCCGCAAAGCTGTATATCCAAACAGTCTTTTGACCCATTGAAATCGTTACCGCGCATACGATTTCGGAGCGGGTTTTGGCTCATTTTGTAGGCGAAACAAGCCTGCCTCTGGGGTCGTAGTGGCTCTTGGTCGTGGTTGTGCTGGTATGCCCCAACAAGTCGGCTGCGGCTTGGATTCCTGCCTTATCAGCGGTGTCGGATGAAGCCTTCTTCCGCAGGTCATAGAACCACGTCCTCTTGATTTGCTCGGCAAGTTCCTTGTTCGCCTCGGCAGCGGCTTTCCTAGCGGCCTCAAACTGATCCCTTAGCGTTTGCTTTGTCATTGGCAGACCTCGGGTGTTGACGGCTAGATTGGCGCTCCAGACCTTGTATCTGGCCTTCCTAGCCTGTATGCGCTCAATGACTGTTGCAAGCTGTCCCTCAATGCGTATACGGAGCTTGGCACCTGTCTTGCCTTGGTCAACCATCAAGACGCCGTTGGAAATGTCGCGCTCGGTCATGGTTAGCGTGTCACCTGGGCGCTGGCCTGTCAGGTAGGCCAAGTCCATTGCATCTTGTAGCGGTTCGCTGCCAGCCTTCCAGATAGCTTGGTAAACCTCATCCTCAACGTAGTTGCTGCGCTTGTCCCTGATCTCCAGACCGCGAATGCCAGTGCATGGGTTCATCTTCTCGGTGTATCCCCACTGCCGAGCTAGATTGAACATGGCACTAAATACACGCTTCAGGCGGTTGGCCGTGGTTGGCTGAGACTTCTTCCAATCCATCAGCTTGTAGATGTGGCTGGGCTTGATTTGGTCTAGCGGTGCAGGGGATGGCGTGCAGAAGAACTCCAGCAGCATCTTTATGTCGCCCTTTTGCGTGGCCTGGGTGGACTTAGCAAGAGTCGGCAGATGGTCACGCTCGTACCTGTCGGCCAACTCTTTGAAGTTGGTCACAACCTCGGCCTTGTTCTGCTGCGCTGTCAGGTCAGCCCACTTCCGCACGGCTGTAACGTAGTCTGAGCCAAGCGGAATCTCACGGCGAGGCTTGCCGCCTACGTCAAAGTAGTAGTACGTCTTGCCTGACTTCTGAACTCTTGCGCGAAACCCTTGCATATCTCACCTCACGCTAAAGCTGGCTCCCAGCCCATGACGGCTTCTTCCTTGCGGCCTTCAATCACGGCTCTGGAAACCTTGGGACGGCCAATCGCACTGACAAGAAACGGAATCTTCATGCGGCGCAGTGCCTCAATCTGAAGCTGCTCTCGCGTCTTGCCTTTCTTGCCGGTGCGTACATCAGTGAGGTCTGCGACCTCTTGTGCGCTCAGGAAAAGGCTCATTATTCGCCTCCTTGCGGCTTCGGCGCAGTGGTACTCCACTCACCGCAACTTATGCAGCGGTATTCGCTAGGTTCCATTGCACCGGTGCGGAACCACTCATGCTTGTGAACTGGAACATCGGCTTGCGGCTGGGGGCGGGTGTAGCAAGCGGTCGCTGTGTCGCATTTTCCTCTCCATTCAGCGCAACATCGAGTCCATATCTCATCTTTTGTCAGTCCATCCCACGCCACCGGCTCATCGGCTTGCGGCTGGGGGCGGGTGTAGAGCGGCTCAGACTCTTGGTGTGTTTTCCGCAAGCTGTAACGCCATTCAACACCGCGAAGTTTTTTCACAGGCCATCTCCACGCCACCGGCTCCCCGCCCGCCTTGTCCTCGGCGGCAGGCTTCCCGGCGTTCTTTTCGCGCAGACGGGCTTCGACAATGTGGGCAAATTCAATTAGGTCTGCATCAGTGGCTACCCAATCGTCTTTTTGGATGCGTGTCAGCCCGTGTGCTGAATCCCATATTTCTTCCAGCGACAACCCAACCCACTCCGAGGGCTGCGCGAGGGCTTCCCGGATTGCGGTGATGGCTTGCTGAGCTTTCGCTGTGTCGGTATCTCTTGAACCTACTCGCCCATAAGTCGATACCGGCTCCAGCGCCTCAAGCGCCTTCGCAAGGGCTTCGTCTTTTGTTGTCATGTCTTTTCTCCTGTTGCTTTGGCTATGCCGTGGGCTTGCTCGATGGCGCGGTACTCATCCATGCTGTGTGCTAAGGCCAGTGTGGCGCTGTAATCGTCGCGGAAGAACGGTCGAATCACCTTCCAAATCTGCTCATCCGTCAGCGGCTCCCGCGCCGCAGCAGCCCCGGCCTCGTAGAACCGCTCAGCAAACCGCATCAGGAACGCCATGTCCTTTTCCGGCGTGGTCGATAGCTCAAGGAAAGCGCCGCACTCCCGCGCAACCCGGATGACTTTTTCGCGTGTGGGGGTCATTTCGTTACTCCTTAACTTCAGGAACGTCAAGCCAGTCACAACCCGCACTCTGGCCTTTAGACCAAGGACAAAGAACTTGCAGAACCTTTGTGCCGTCTTCTTTTACAAGCCACCGGAAACCGTCAACTTTTTTCTCCATCACCTTTGCTGGTGCAACTGTTCCAATATTGATGCTGTTCATTTCAACCTCCCAATCTCAGCAGCGGCTCTGACAATAGCTAGCCGGACGTCTTTGCATCCTTGCTCTAGGGTGTAGACCGAAGACAGTTCGAACCTTCCAAAATCAATTCGCAACTTAACCGCCAGTCGCAACGCATCACCATCGTCAAGGAGCGGATTCCATTCCCGGCCTGTCTGCGCCCTCCAGCACTCGCCGTAAAAAACAATTCCATCGTCAACAGCCTTAGCAGCAAGCTCCAGTAGTTCACGGTCTGTCATTTCACCCTCCCGATCAGGTTGCGGATTGCAGAGGCACATCGCTTAGCCTCCATGTCCTCCCGGTTGTTGTCGCCCATGTAGCGGGCTTCACACTCTTTCGCCGCAGCCTCCAGCGCCCGTGCCGTGGCTTCCTGCACTGCCTTGGTGAGTTGGTCGGCGGTGTAGAGCGGCACATCGAAGTCAACTCGGTTCTTTGGCAGGCAAGAGTCGTACTGCCTCCGGCTCATGAGGTGGTTAAGCCTCCACTCAAGGCTAGATTTGTAGGCCACAGCCTCAGGCAACTCCACCGGCTGCGAGTAAATGCGCTCCAGTAGGTCGGCGGCTTCTTCAACAAGCGTTGACTGCAATAGGTCTTCCGCCTCGGCGTTGCGTAGGCGTTCAATCAGGTCTTTCACAGCGTTGTCCCCCTGCTGCTTTTGCGATCAGGGCAAGGGAATGCCACGCTCAAGGCCGTGATGACAAAGCTGTCGGCGGACTTGTGCCTGTGCTCTGGCATGGTTTCCAGCGTCTTCTTCACCATGTCGCTGACCTGGCCGACAGTGACGTTGGTTGGCGCACAGTGGTGAACCCCTTGGCCGACATCAGATGCCCCAGCAACATACCCAAGCGCCGCGAATTTGTCGTACTGGTCGCCATTCATGCGCTTGAGCAGAGCATTTCCGTCCCAGAACTCAGCGTGTGCAGTGGCCGAAGTAAGGGCCAGGATTGCAATTAAGTGCTTCATGCTTTGCTCCCGTAGTACAGGCCAGCCAACCAGCAGACCATGATGAATGCAGCCAGGCCAAACCCAGCCAAGAACGCGCTGATGTAGTGCAGGATGTCGTCAAAGGAGACAGGCGGCTCGTCTGTCGGCTCGTCAAGCATGACGATTGGCATCTTGTCCATGTGTATCTCCAATTCGGAACATTGGGTTTGCTAACAGCTTCTTCTTTGCCAGGTATCGCTTGCGTCTCTCGTAGTCCGTCATCCTGATTCGCTTGGCATCTCTGCCTATGCCTAGCTTGTAGACCTTGACCAAGTGCCTGCCTCTTGCGTCTGCGTCATACCTTGCTATATGAACCGCACCGACTGCATGAAGCTCTCGCGTGTACTGCAAGACGGTGGTGTAGTGCAGACCAGTTTCTTCTGCCAGTTCAGTGCAAGTCATGTCGCCGTGCATCAGGCTTTTGACAAGATGGGCATAGCAGATGGCGTTGACCTTGACTTGCTTCCTCATCAGAACTCCAGAACAGGTGCCTTGAATCCGTTGGCCTTGGCCCATTCAATGGCTTCTTTGCCAATCAGGTAGTCAGGCGTCTCGCCAATGACGCGCCAAGACACGCGCCAGAAATCACCGTCTTTGGTGTAGATGGGTTGGAGAATCTTCATCATGTTTCCTTTGTTGGGTGGCGGTACTCACGTATCCACAGCAAGCCCTTTGCTTCGCTTTCCCGCCGTAACTGGTCAGAAGGGAATTGCCTCGTCAATGTCATCAAAGCTGCTTGCTTGCTTGGCAGGCTTAGACTGGCTGGACGGCTTATGCGCCTTGTCCTTCAGCTCAAACTTCAGCGAATAGAACTTGCCGCTGTTGTCCTTGCGGTTCTTGACCCAGCCGCTGATCCAGAACTTCTCGCCGTTGATTTCGCACTCGCCGCGAATGTCAGGATGCGTGTCCTTTTCCTTGCGCTCGTTCTTGGAAATGATGCCGGTCATGTTGTTGTCGTAACTCATGTTTGCCTTTCAGTTAAACCAGATGTAAAAGCCGTGAAGAATCCCAACAGGGAAGAACAGTGCGCCAGCGATCAGGAAGCCCCAAAGCGACTGAGCAAAGCAGGTGAAGATGTGCGTGAGCCAGGCGGCAGCACAAGCAAGGCCAAGTAGTTGCAGCATCACTTCACCTTCATTTCTGCAAGAGACTTCTCAATGCATTGAGTGAAGTCAAGGTCATGGTGGGCGCAGAGCTGGATGAGGCGCAGGGCAGAGTCACCAACCACCTTCTCAATGAGTTCGCGCTTGTGCAGCTCGTTGGTTTTCTCGGTGTGGCGCACCACTTCCAGCTCGATGTATGCGAAGCTCATGCGGCCTCCTTGAGAGATTCAGCGTGTTTCTTGATGGCGGTGCGGACTTTGCTGTCCAGCATCTTCCAGAGCGCCTGCTTCTCTTCAGGGTCAGTGATGCCGTGCGCTTCCTCGTATGCGCCAACAATGTCGTCACTGGCAAAGTGCTGCTTTACAGCCTCGGCAACATCGGCAATCACGCTCATGCGCTTGGGGTCAACCAGATCAGCAGTGACGGGCGAGTGTTTCAGAGCCTGCTTTTCAATAGGCTGGCTGGCGTCAATTGCGTCATGCTCAACAATTTCAAGCGCAGCAACCCACAGATAACGACGAAGGTAGGTTTGCACTGCTCCAAGGTTTTGAACCTCATGGCAACCTTTAAGAGCTGCCGTGGACATTGGCGAAGTGATTTCAATTGCCTCGGATGTGTCCAAGTCAACAATCTTCATCACGGCAACATCAACGCCAAATGAGATATGGGCGCAAAGGCCATGCTTGCGGAACACTTCAAGCGCGGGGATAAGGAAGTCGCCCAGCTCAAAGTAAAAGTAGCCAGCAAACTTGTTGTGACCTGTTTTTTTCAGCTTGAGCGTATGAAACTCGGCCCGAGCCTCGCTGAGTTTTTTGTAGATAGTCATAGGATTTCCTCTCCGTTTTCCCAAGCCGTGCGGCTCACAGTTACAAAATGGACTTCACCGCAGCAGGAGAACCTGTCGCCTCGTTCAGTACCGCAGTACGGGCAGACCTCAATCGTTTCTTCTGCGTGTTCAGCCAGCTTTTGAGTCGGGTTGTCGGAGACGAATTCATCCGTCATCCGAGCAAAGAAACCCGTTGCTGTGCTTTCTTGGTTCGTGTTCATATCTTTGTCCTCAGAACTTGCTTGAGTGCGTCAAGCCGCTTCCAACCTGCTGCGCGGTAGAGCAGGTAAAGATTGATTCGCCATTGGGTGTTGCTCACAGCGCCTCCACAATCAACAAAACGGCTACAAAAACGGCGGCAAATGCCACAGTCCAGCCAACAAACTTGTCTGCGTTGAGCGGCTTGTAACGCTCAATGGCGCTGGCGTACTCAGGGCCGAATGGGAAAGCCTCGGCCATAGAACGGCTGTAACGGCGGGTGGTGTTGTTCATGCTTCGCTCCCGGTGGCCTTGGCGATGGCGGAGCGAAGTGCGGCCTCAGATGTGCGGCACATCTCCATGCGCTGGTAGAAGTTGGTGTTGCTGTGGTCGTCCTCTGCTTCGTACCAAGCCAGAACCAGCTTTGCTGCCTCCAGCAGTTCAGGCGCGGCGGCGATCAGACAGGCGTTAGCGTCACGCTCATCTTCAGTGCAGTCGCCATTAATTGCCCAGACATCTGCAATGTTGCGAACAGACGATGACCCAATGGTCACGAAATTTTCGTGGTCGGGGTTGTTGATTGCCCACGGGCCGGGTGTGTGCTTGGTAGTCATTGCGTCACCTCGGATGCGTTGATGACACCAGCACGGCCATACAGCTTCTGGCTGGCAAGCTCGGCAATACGCTGACGGCGCAGATACATGACGTACTCGCCAAGAGCCGTTGCATCGTTGCAGGCAATCAGTTGGATGATTTGCTCGTAGCCGCAGGCCACAACATCGGCCAGTTCGCCAGAGTCAAAGTTGGAAGCCGCTTCACCAATCGCCATCTGGCGCTCAATGAATGAAGGCGAAGCGCCGTAGAAGGCATCCAGTTCAGCAGATGTGACTGGAAGGTCGTTGATACGTCCCATCTCTACCCCTGCCGCCTCGATGAGCCTGGCGGCTCTCTTATCGGGCGGTGCGCTTCGTTAGCGCATGGGTGAACTTTAGTAAAACCTAAAAGAACAGTCAAGCTAAATCTAAAATAACCTTAGATTTCACTAAAGAATGGACTAGAATCAGACAACAAAAAACCGCCCGTAGGCGGCTTGCTCTTTAACAACTTGGCGAGAGGCTGTAGACGTTCAGCGGGAGGGGAGGGGGTTAGACCTCCCCGCCTACTAGGTCACAACATCATGATGTTGATTCATCAGCCAAACTGAGCCAGTGTTCACGTTGAATATTGAGCCACTGGTTTTAGGGAAGTTTTGTTCAGTTGGTTGTGGATAAGTCTATCTGCTCTGGGGCTTTGGCTTCTCCTTTCTGGGCTTTTGCCCGCTGAGGTTTGGTGGGTGTGGCGGCTGCCGTTGAATGCTTGAACCGCCAACTCTCATTGCCGGTCTCCACGATGTGGCAGTGATGCGTCAGCCGGTCCAGCAGGGCCGTGGTCATCTTGGCATCCCCAAACACATTGCTCCATTCCGAGAAGTTCAGGTTGGTTGTGATCACCACGCTGGTGCGCTCGTACAGCTTGGAGAGCAAGTGAAACAGCAGTGCCCCACCGGACTGGGTGAATGGCAGATAGCCCATCTCATCCAGGATCACCATGTCCACGTACATCAGCCTGTAGGCCATCTGGCCCGT